GGTTGCGTTACAATTCCTCTGATTTGTTTTTTGATTTCTGCTATTTCTTTTTTAGTTCCCATTTTGCTCTGTTTTAGTGGGTTTTTCTATCCCTTTTTGTTACACAAATATACGAATATCTATTCTATTACACAAGCGTTTTGGAATAAATATTCGTGTATTTATGAAAGTTTTTTGCATAAAAAAAGCACCATATTTCTATGGTGCTAATCTTCTGGAAACGCCTTTCTAAAGATTGTTTTTAGTTTTGTGAATTACCATTCCAATCAAATCATCAACCGGAATAAACCTTGCCAGAAAGCGGAATACTCTACCTGCTTTTGTGGTAGCTGGACTTTGTGCGTAAGCATCTAATCCTGTCTGCAACGCTACCTTAACGCCATCTTCCAAATTCTTTGGAAGTTTTGGACTGATTTCAATTTTTTCCATTATCGTCTTTTTTTGGATTTACGAAATTCACTTGGATAAATAGGTTCTTTTTCTTCCCACAATCCCTCTCGGTGTTCTCTGGCTTTATCTTCCATCGTCTGGAGAACCTCGCTTTTATCATATTCTTTGTAATGCCAAGCCAGACCATTTTGTAATAGTGTTTCGGACAGGTTTATGTTTGTTTCCTTTCCGTAGTACACCCAAGCAACATATCTGCCATAAACATCTTTTGCAATGATTTGAATGGTTACTACATAATCCACTTCTTGAAGAATTGATACAACTTTTTGAGTTGCTATATCTCCAAATGACTGCTTCTTCTCTGGTGCATCAACACCTGCAAGACGAATGGTAAATCTTTGTTTGCTTCCGAAATCTGTAAATACATAAGTATCTGCATCTTTAAATCGGTCAATCCGACCTGTAAATTTCAAAGTTTCTTCTTTCGGTGCTTCTTGTTTTGGTTCTGGTTTTTTTGGTTCTTTTTTTTCTTGTGAAGATGCTATCATCGTAGCAAACAACATTAATCCTAAAATAATTTTTTTCATTTTGAATTGGTTTTTAAATATTAATAATTTTGATAACTCGTTTTTCCTGCAATCTTCTTGGCTATTAAAACCTCATTGCGTTGCTTCCCATTTGAATTCCAACTAACGTGAACCCAATCTGGATTTTTGCTTGTGCCAAACTCATAAATAAGTTGGTCGAATTGAAGATTTTTTCTGATGAAATCAAATACTTCTCTATTCGTTATGGAAGTGTTATCCACATCTATATCCGCAGCTTCGCCTTTCATATGTTGGCTCGTAGTAGAACCACCAACCGCCTTATTTAGTTCTTTGCTTCGGAAAGCATTTGAAAGTAGTATTGCCACACCAAAATGATTTCTTATTGGTTGCAATACATTTACTGCTAAAAGTCTCAAACATTCTATTTGAACTTTGTTTGGAACATTTTTTATTCCAAGTCTTTTTCCTGTACCCGAAATAGTCATTTCGCCAAGGCTAAAATTTTCTGATAGTTGCATAATTAATCTTTGTCTTTAATGTCAAAAAATGTTAATAATTTATCTAAATACATTTTTAAAAATCCTGCAATCTTTTCCATTATCAAAGTGATTAAATCGGAACTCTTATGTTCCTTTCCATCAAAAATAGAACGTGCATTATTGATAACTGATATTCCCTCTGACAATACCATTGCTTTCATTACAATAGTAGGAACGATTTTAAAATCGGTAAATCCAAGTCCTTTGGAAATCAATGCCAGAACCATAACGATAATCAATAGCAATGATTTTTTTATAAGTCCTTTATAAAAATCACTCCATTGGAATGTCAATTCTTTGATGAATATGCTTTTTAGCGAACCGAAAAACATATCTGCGAAGATCATTGCAATAACTATCATAGCAAGTTCCTTTTCAATATTCAGATACAAAAAAACACCGTAGATAAATAATTTTAATTGGTTTACATAATCGTTAATGTGATTTTCCATATTACTGAATTACTTTGGTTTTAAATGACTGCACCCCACCAGAAGTGTTGCAATCCCTTGTTTCGTCTTTCCAACTTGGATAAGTTGTAATGTTTCTTTCTACAAATGATTTTAAGTCGCTGAATAAAGTTCCTGCTTCCGCTTGTTTTTTGTAGTAGAAGTTTTTGCGTTCTTCCAGATTTAATGGTTGGCTGTTTGGATTTGTTTTGACAACCATTCCAAATGATGTGGAAACTGCACCAGAATTTAATACAAACCGAGAATAGGCAAAGTAGGAAAGGATTGTATCTATTCCTAAAAAATGATAGGTTCTTCCGTTCCATTCATAATCTCCACCATCAATCAATTTCTTCCAATCTGCTTCGTCTTTATTCTCTATCAAATCCATAAAGAATTCTTCTCGAACCAATGGCTTGAAATCAAACAATTGTGCTTCTCGAACGAAAGTATTAAATGCTTCTGGGTCGTAACCGATTGCCACCTGCAATTTGCTTGCAACAATATCTTTATTAATTAATAGAACCATCTGGAATAGGTGTTGGATTTTTAGTATAATCAATTGTACCATCGTCAAGCAACTTGTATTGTTTGATTGTCCAATTGTTATCTGGATTAATAACTGCTCTGTAATTTCTGAAAAGTTCGGTAAACATAATCTCAATTTTTTCTTGGTCTTTTGATACCAAAGCATTATAAATGGATTGTGCTTTTATCAAATCCTCTCCAGAAGTATTTCCCAATTTTCCTGCAACATAATCAACGAGTTGAGGTGGAACATTCTTGAATGACTTTCTAATGTAGTTGGCAGATGAATTTTCAAAATGTGCATACTTATCGGCACGAATATCATTTTTGATAGTATCAAATTTGAAGTTTCCTGTTTTCTCCCTTTCATCGTCCCAATCATCTTCAACGGTCATTTTAGAACTCGAATTCTCAATGCCAGAAAGTGCTTTTATATTTCCCTCAAAATCTCTCTGGTCTTGTGGGTTTCCAAATTTACGATGGCGTATAATTGTAATATCTTCAAAACCTCTTTTTGTGGTCCCAACATAATACAATCCTAATTGAGTTTCTACATCTGCAAAAGTATAGGCGGTTTCAATTAGTGATCTTGGATAGGTATGTTTCTTTGATAATCGGAAGAACATAACTTGACCTTGGTAGTATTCCCAACCACCTGCATCATCGACTTGTGCTTGTATCACTTCTGGTCGTGGATTGTAAACATTCAAAACCTCAACTTCTTCTCTTTTTAAATGTTTGCCCCAACCCTTACGACTGATGGCAATCTTTCCAGAAAAGTAATCGCTGTCTTGTTTTCCTAATCTACAAAGTGAATACGGAATAACTGCAAAGCTATCTTTCTCATAATTCATATTGTAATTAACGTGAACAAAAACGCCTTGGTGTCGAGAGATACATTCCGAAACATCAAACAATAAATCGTTTGGATTCGTGAAGTTAAATTCATCATCTGAAAGATTGATTTTTGATAAATCAACCTCGAAGCCACCACCACCTAAAAATGTTTCGTAAATCCAAGCACATTGATACGCTGTTGGGGAACTATCAATTAAGTTCTCTATAACCGTTGGTTTTAGATTGTCTTCCCCATTGAAGATAACCCCAAGGCGTTTATTGAAAACATCTGGGGTTTCTTCTTTGTAAGCATCAATTATTTTTGATTTCATCTGGCTTAAAGATTTCTAATATTGTTATAAATATCTGGATTGTTGGCATTCAGAATATAGTTCTGGATTGTGGCTTTAGATTTCAATCTGCTTGGCTCAACTCCAAATTTATCTATAAGTTTTTCTCTGACTGCTTTAAAACTGAATCGTCTTACATCATTCGGAATGAAAATATCATTGTCGTTTGAATCGTTGTTATCCAAAACACGGAAGTCATTTTAGGATAGAAATTCTTGCACTTCATTTAGATTACTGAAATATAAAAACAAATCTAATCGTTTTCTATTTCGAGCCACGAATGGAACTGCAATATGTTTTTCAATGATTCCACTATAAGTGATTCCATCAACTTTTATCTCAACACCTGATTTGAGTTCGTATTGGTTTACTACATCCATAGCTTATTATTTTTGTGCGATTTCTGCATTGCGTTTTGCTTTGCTCTCTGCTGATTGGTTTGATTTCTCAATAAAAGAAATGCCCTCTGCACTTCCCCAATCAATCACTCCGTCTTCTGAAACTCGGATATGGTGTACCGTTCCATTTCCGAACCATTCTTCTGCATACTGTCTAAACTCTCCGTAATAATTATTACTTGCAAGTTGAAGCATCTGCTGGATTATTGCCTTTGAAGTATTTACTACTTCCACACCAATAAACGTTTCTAAAATTACACCTGCAACTTTGATAGGTAGCTTTTTTGCATTGCCAAAGATAAAAATATCGGTATCGTTTTTATCTTCAATATCAATTGGCTGAATATCGTGTTGCTCTTTGAATTTCCGAACGTGAACATCAATGTCTTCGATTTCCTCGAACAAATTGTATCTCAAAAAATTTAATGCTATAAATTTAATTGCAATACCTTGTGGAACACCAGAAGCGGTTGTGTATTCAACTCCGTTTATTTTAATTGAAACGCCCTCTTTTAAAGAGAACGTTTCAACTTGTTCTGGAACACCTATTGGAATAGCCATTTGTTATTTTTTAACAGATTTCACTTCTTCTTTTGTTGGCTCTGGTGCTTTAGCATCTGGAGTAGGAACTTTTGTATCTGCAGGAGCAATTACTTCTTCCGCTTTTACATCAATGTTCTCTGGTGCAGGTGCAGGTGCAGGAGTTTTTGTTTCGTCCGTTGCAGGATTTAAGTTTACAACTGCTTTTGGAATCAAAAACGCATCAAATTCTTCTGGTGTGAAGTTGTGAACATCTTCGACTGAAATGGTTTTGTCTTCTTTCTGGAATTTATCCAAAACTCTCACGAAACCATTAGTGATTAGAACATCAACTTTCTTTTTGAAGTCTTCTTCTTTTTGAGAAGCCAATTTGTCTGCTTCGATTTTGGCATTTTTTGCTTCTTCAATCACTTTGGCAGCTTCTAATGCTTTTTCTTCCTGCTCTTTTTTGTATGCTTCAATCAACTTTACCAAGTTGTCTGGCACTTTTGCGAATAACGATGCACGATTTGGATTTTTAGCCAAATATTCCAATGCAACTTCATCTGTAATGTTCGCTTCCGAATACGAGCGACTTGTTCCTGCAAAAACAATCAATGTTCCTTTTGCCAATGCGAATTTCGCATCTTTAGTTTTTTTATTTTTCATCTTTGACGAATTAAAATTTTTTAATTTTTGAATGTAACCACCAATTTGATTAGGACAACTCGAACACGCTTCTCCGAAGATGGTCTTGTGTAGTCTAAATATGTGGTTTAAAAAAGGGATTCCGTTTTTATCCCTACCAGAAAGCAAAGTTTTATTATCGGAATCCCTTATCTCTTTTAAAATGGCTTTGTCTTCCTTACACAACATAAGTATTGTCTTCAATCCATTGTTCCGTAGCTGAAACACCATCTGGCATTAAGAATAACTTTTTGCCTGTGGTTTCTTCCTCTCCTTTTTCAGTTGCAACCGTAATAGTAGTTGCACCAGAATTGGCACTTGAATCGTAATTGTCTTCGGTAATTGTCATTCCGCTTTCGTAACCGAAAACCTCGAATGATAATTCTCCATTTACTCCTTTGTCAAGTTTCTCAACAATAGAACCAATACGACCACCATCAACGAGTTCTTGAATTCTTTCTCTCTCGTATTCTCCATTGTATAAAACCACCAATGAATCGGTGTGAACATAACCATTCCCAAAATCCAAAACTGACAATGCGTGTTTCGCTTTTAATCCTTTCGGTGCGGATTCCGCTTTGTAAAGCACTGCATTTTGTTTCAAAACAAGTTGAGTGATCTTCGTGCCTTTGTTTACGATTTGGGTTGCTTCTCTGTCAATGTCTTTCCAGTTGAAATACCATTTTCTGGTAAGACCTTGTTTCGGCTTGTGTCCGCATTTTTTTGCGAATTGTCCGCTTAATTTATCATCACAAGTTTGTTGTGGCATAATTTCTTATTTTTAGAAAGGGAGCGTTTCCACTCCCTTTTGTTAAACAATTAAAGC